ATGACAATAGATGAGATAACAACAGCACTACAAGAGTGGAGAGGTGACGACGAAGGCAGACACTACACACTCATCGCAATAGATGATGATAAAGAAATCACAGTGGCTGTGCTGGGTAGCGACTTTTTCCTCGGGTGCGCTCTAGCATCAGCGATGAGGAATAAGAAGCAAACAGAGAGGATCATACAGTGGGCGATGACGCTCAAGGAGATGGACATATTTAACAAGCTAGACAATGACAAAGAATGAACTGATAGACGGACTCCTTGCCTGGGCTGGAGAGGACGAGGAAAATCTCAGTGTGATGATTATCGCAGGAGATGCTAATGGGGTCCACGTGGCTGTTAACGGGTCGGCTGGCAATCTGCTGAAATCCCTGGCTGAGGCTATGCGCAATAATGAGTGCGTAAAAAAAATGTGTGCTAAAGCGCTGGAACAAGCAAGGGCACAAGAAGTAACAAAGACAATTATAGCAAACGACTACTATGACGAAGAATAGATTGATAGCGGTTGAAGCGTGGCTCCGAGTGGCGGGGCTGAGCTTACTAGCAGGTGTTGGCTTTTGCCTCCTGCTGCACGACTTAGACACGGGCGTACCCACAATGTCGTGGGGCTGGAGCCTCGTGGCTAGAGTGGCTGGCGCAGGTATGATCTACCTAATCTATCGAGCAGGCAAGGCGCTGTATGAGTGGGGTATGCTACCGCATATTATGTACGAGGATGAGCTGGAGGACTGAGGTATGGAGACGAAAGAGCTAAAGCATAGTCAAGAGAGCTACATACAGCGAGTGCTGGACATAGCACGGCAGATGCCGAAAGTGGGGTCTCCAGACATACATAGGCAGTACGATGCCCTCAAAGACATCAGCTACGGACTATGGACGGCCACTAAGGGGCTACAAGCCCTGCAAGATCTATACGGCAAAAATGACCTGAGTAGCCATTTCTTAGACCTCGCTGAAGCATTAGATGGCTATCGCATCATCGCTCTGACGTCATCTATCGAATCGCTAGAAGAGATGCGCAGGATAATCGAGATAGAGATGCGCAAGATTAAGGAGCAATGATAGGCAAGTTATTAGAGCGGTGGGTGAACCGCTATTACAGACAGGACAAGGAACGTCGCTCCGTCCTGCTTGTGCAGGGTGAAAAGAATGGAACGCTGGTCAAGGCGTGTGGCACTAAGACGAACCTCAAGACGAACCTCTACATAGCGATGATACGTAGCGAAGAGGTACGAGACATCGTGCTGGGAGCGTCCGAGCTGTACCGAGAGACAGGGGACGACCCTATGGAGTATATGAAGAAGCTCTTTGAGCTGAACAAAGAAGATAACGACAACTAACCAAACAAGCAATGCAAGAGGTTTTGATAACGGGTAACATCGGCAAAGATGCCGAGGTAATCCAAACGAGAGACGGCAGAGGGGTGTTGACCTTTAGCGTAGCCGTCAATGAGGGCAAGGAAGAAGCTCCTACGTGGTATGAGGTATTTGTCAATGGCAACTTCGATAAGATGGCCTCGTACCTCGTCAAGGGTACGAGAGTGCTAGTCAGAGGACGGCTGAAAGCTGGTATGTGGACTAACCAGCAGGGCAAGAGTGGCATCTCGCTACACGTGTCAACCAATACGGGTAGCATCGAGATACTGAATTTTGCTAACGACAATAATGTCGGGAGCAAAGCGGTGTCTCAGTCCCAGCCGAGGTCTCAGCAGGCAGAAAATCCGATGCCCCAAGGTCAAGGGTGGCGGACGGCACAACAGATGCAACAGCAGGGTCAGAAGCTTTTCTAGAAGTTCGCATAGCGTCTAACGACTATTCACCACACTATGGCACGACCTAATCAAATCAAGCACGACAGCAACGCACGTCAAGATGAGAAGCTACTCGCCTTGCGTCTGAGGCTGGGCTGGGAGGGCTACGGGCTATATTGGGCGATTATTGAGATATTAAGAGACAGCACAGACTACACTGGCTCCAAAGATTATAATGAAATAGCCTTTGGACTCCGTGTAAGTGCCGGACTTGTCAAGAAGATTGTCGAGGACTTTGGGCTATTCACCTTTACCGAAGATGGTAAGCGTTTCTACTCCAAGCGTCTCTCTAAGGACATGGACAAGCAAGCTCGTATATCTGCTAAGCGTAGGCAAGCGATACAGAAGCGGTGGGATAAGAGAGATACAAGTGTAGATACAAATGTATATACAAATGTATGTACAGACGAAATACAATTGTATGAGCAAGAAAAGGTACCCCTTTCTTCCCCCCATAAAGAAAACGAAGAAAGCTCCCCCACACCCCCTAAAGAAGTAAAAGAAATATACCCCCCTATAATCCCCCCAAAAGAAAGCGCAAGGCGCGGTCAATGCGCGCGCACGCACGAGGAGGGCGCAAAGGGAAATTTTGGGGAGGTGATAGGTAGTGAGGAGACAGTCCCCTCAGCAAATATCTCTGCTGGCGCAGAGAAAGAAAAAAGTTGCGCTAAAAAAGAAAGAGAGTGGGAGCTGGACTTACCTGCTGAGGTGAACTACTACCCTCGTGAGGAGGAGCGCATCTTGTCGCAGGCTAGTGACTATGCAGAGGTACCGAGGGGTGCTGAGGAGGATAGCTATCCGCAGGCGACCCGTGGGGACTTTGCTACGGTGATAAGCTGGTGGAATATAAATATAGCCCGAGGGCGTATTACGGTGGTGAGTGAGCTGACGAGGACACGCAGGTACAAGTTGATAGAACGTATTGCTGAGTGGCGTACGAAGAGTCCAGGGGGTAGCCTAGGTGAGACGCTGAGCAGTATAGAGAAGCAGATAGAGGCTTCGGCACTCTTGCGAGGTGATAAGGGTCGGTGGGTGATAACCTTTGACTGGCTGATAGCCGATGACACTAATTGGGTCAAGGTGCTAGAGGGTAATTATAACGATAACAACAAGAATGGAACAGGTGATAGGTATGAGAAGCGCCGAGGACGTGAAGGAGCTGTTGCTTCGGCTGAGAGTTTTACCAAGTGGAATGGACGCTTTTAGGCTACCGATGTCGGCAGACGAAGCTGAGCAGTATGTCCGAGGAGCTTTTGAAGCTCAGGTTGAGCTACGAGGCGGTAAGGTGCAGTATGACGAGATGACTGTGCGCAACTTACGGCTAATCGCTGAGACGCTGGTAGGATATAGTAACAAGTTCGGCTTGCTCCTAGCGGGTACTTGTGGCAATGGCAAGACAACCGCAATGCGTGCGGTGCAGTCGGTCGTGATGCTCCTCAACAACACCTGCTACAACCGCAGTGACATGCGTATCGGCAACCGCCTACTGGAGGCTAAGGAGATAGCGAAACTATCCGAAAAAGACGGACAGTTGACAGCCTACCAAACGATACCGCTACTCTTTCTTGACGACCTCGGCAGGGAGCCGACAGAGGTGATGCGTTATGGGAATGTGATCAGCCCCATAACGGAGCTGCTGGAGTATCGCTACAACCAGCGGTTGACAACGATAGTGACGACCAACCTAGAGCCGTCTGAGGTGAGACAGAAGTACGGAGACCGTATTGCAGACCGCTTCAACGAAATGTTTGCGGTGGTCAGCTATACGGGTGCGTCTTATAGACGCTAGAAATTAGAGATTAGAAATTAGAGATTAGAAGATAGAACTATGACACAACCAAGAGGGTTACGCAATAATAACCCACTCAACATTAGGCGAACTCAGTCGAAGTGGCTGGGAGAGGTGGATAGCCTCAAAGGGCAGAGGGACACCGCCTTTTGTCAATTCAGCTCGCTAGTCTATGGCTACAGAGCTGCAGGAAAGCTCCTACAAACCTACCAGAAGAAGTACAAGCTCTATGTACTGAGTCAAATAATCGGACGCTGGGCTCCGCCAAGTGAAAACAACACACGAGCCTACGCAGATCGAGTAGCTACGCAGATGACGCAAGAGCTGGGGGAACCTATCTCTGTAGCTAGTCTACTAGACGTGTGCAAGGACAAGGAGACGCTCTGCGCGCTCCTCGTCTCTATGCACCTCGTGGAGAATGGGCAGTTCCCCTCGGCTCTAGAGCTTAACGCTATCAACCAAGCAGTCGCAATGCTATGCAGAGGCTAGACACACTAGACGATCCTAACTTTGAGCCACGAGCTAGCGATATAGCCCGTGAGCGCAAGGAGTATTACGATAGGGTCGTGGCGTGGTATGCTTATCAGAGGCAGTGGCTATCACACAAGGATGCTGTCTCGGCAGTGATCGCACGCTATCGCACTAATTACGACACTATCAAGGAAAAATGTATCAAAGCTGGAGTTTGGGAAGTATGACTATGAAAAAGATAATGAAGCAGGCGTGTAATATCGCCATTAACGTCCTCGCAGGTATCGCAGTGGCTGTGCTACTTGTATTGCAAGCCATAGCAAAGAATGCGAAGTTTCTAATCCTCGTGGGGATTATCGTGATTATCGTGATGCTATGCAGAGGTTAGCTGGCAGAGGTGCAGTTGTTGCAAAATATGCAACAACTCTACTCGCAACTATTTGGATTTTCGGAATAGTTGCTGGTTGCGCTCCACGCTACGTACCTGTACACCACTACCAAGAGGTGGAGCGGGTCAAGGTCGAGCGTGACAGCATCTACAATAGCGACACCGTCCGCATCGCTGAGCGGGGCGACACGGTGCTACTGGAAGTGGTCAAGTGGCGGACACGCTACAAGACGGCTACGGATACGCTAATCCGAGTGGACACGGTACAGCTACCGCCACAGCTGGTAGCACCTGCACCTGCTAAGAGCTGGACGGACAAGTGGTGGGCGGGGTTTGTGTTTATTGCTTTGTCCTTGCTTGTGGGGGCGGTGTCCCTTTACTTGCTGGGCAGAGCCTTTAAGTCTGAATTTGGAATCTAAGACTATGCAAAATATCGAGAGTCAGATACAGCAGGCGTGCATTCGCTGGGTACGACTAGAGTACCCACGCCTTGTGGTCTATGCTATCCCTAACGGTGGGCATCGTGACGCCGTCACGGGGGCGATACTAAAGGCTGAGGGGGTACTAGCTGGCGTGGCAGATATCTTTGTTGCTAAGGCTAACAAGTACTACCACGGGCTATACATCGAGATGAAAGCTCCCAAGGGGCAGCAAGCACCGAGCCAGCGAGCCTTCGAGCGTGCCGTCTCGCTAGAGGGGTACAAGTACTCGCTCTGTCGGTCGTTTGAGGACTTTCGAGCGGTGATTAAGACCTACCTAGAGGACGTAGAAAAATAGACACCTGTCTATCATTCAATAGACACCTATCTATCAACCAATAGACACCTGTCTATTTTCTAACAGCCAACAGCGACCACAATATGGCACGACAAGTTAAGACGCACCTAACGGACGAGGAGTATGATAGATTTGAGAGCATACGGGCGGGGTACGGCTTTCGCAGTGCCTACGAACTAGCGCACGCCTGCATCAACATCTGCACCGCTATACTAGCGGAGCGGGAGCGCAGAGGTGACGAGGGGGTGCCAAGCGTGGGGGACGAGATAGCGGTAGCCTTTGCTGAGTACGCACGCCACGAGTGGCAACCCTGTGACCAATCGATGAGCGGGGGGCAATACGAAGCTCTGACCAGCTCGCAAGAGAGCCAACAGCCAAAGGCTAAGAGCCAACAGCCACATACGAACAAGCACCACGCAGACGCTTACCTCGTACGCAACTATGGGGGGCTGAGGCGCAAGTATAGCGGTACGCTCAGGCGGGGTACTTCGGAGACACCGCAGGACGTGTTACACGACACTGTGCTGGGACTGTATAGATTCCCCGTGGAGTACGCGACTTATGAAGAGTTTAGAGTAGCAGCTAATGAAAAACTTAAATATAACGGTGAGTAGAGGCGGGAAGCGTTACACGACCGACAAGGTCTACCGCCAACTTATAAACTCTCGTGAGTGGGTACGACTTCGCAAGCAGAAGCTGTGGCGCGACCCGCTCTGCGAGCGTTGCAAGAAGGGGGGCCGTGTGACCCCCGCTACTTGTGTTCACCACATTATACCTATCGAGACGGAGGTAGGCAATCCTGAGCGTATGCGTCGGCTCGCATACAGCCCCAAGAACTTGATGAGCCTCTGCGAGCCGTGTCACCACGACATACATCGTGAGCTAGCCAGCGGGGGCAAGGAAGCAACCAAGGCACGCCACAAGGCACGCACGGGGGCATTTGTCGCTAACTTTCTAAAGGGGGGTAACGATGAGTAGAGTAACATACGACTGGACTTTAGCGGGGGCGACCTTTGCGAAGAATCGGGGGCGTGTCTTCTCTTGCTTCTCAGGGGGCGGGGGTAGCACTATGGGGTACAAGCTAGCGGGGCTAGACGTAATCGGATATAACGAGGTCGACCCCTATATGGCACGATGCTACGAGACGAACCACAAGCCAGCGGGGCATCTCTGCTTTCAGGAGCCTATACAAGAGTTTAGAAAGCGGGGGGGGTACTTCCTGAGGAGCTTTATCAACTAGACATACTAGACGGGTCGCCACCCTGCACAGCGTTCTCAATGGCGGGTATCCGTGAGCGTGGCTGGGGTAAGGAGCGAAAGGCAAAGGAGGGGGGCGTGTCGCAAGTCCTGGATACACTCTTCTTTGAGTTTATCGCCTTAGCTGAGCGGTTGCAACCTAAGATAGTCATCGCTGAAAATGTGGCGGGGCTGAGGCAGGGGGCGGCTAATAAGTACGCAGAGGCTATACTGACCAAGCTAGGCGAGGCGGGCTATGTACCGCTAGAGTACAAGCTCAACGCAAGACGTATGGGGGTGCCACAGATGCGGGAGCGCATCTTCTTTGTCGCTCTGCGTCGTGACCTCGTGGCGAGCGTGCCAAACGTGGGGGGCCGTCCGCTCCTCGACTTGACATTTGACGGAGCTGACATCACCTATGGTATGATAGCCGACTATGAGGGGCGACTGATGAATACGAGTACGAAGAGTTATCAAATATGGTGTCGCAAGCGGTGGGGCGACCGCAAATACAGCCAGATATTAGAGCGTAACGGCAAAGGCGGTGGGTGGTACACGCATCAATTTCAATACGCTTACAAAGTACCCTATACAGTCACCGTAAACGTCCGCAATAACTTAGTACTCTACGACCAGCCCCGTCACCTGAGTGATACGGAGCTACTCAAAATATCATCGTGGCCACGTGACTACGACTTCTGCGGGCGCCGTCCTGATTACGTCCTCGGTATGAGTGTCCCGCCTCTAATGATATACGGCATCGCTAGTCGCATCTTAGAGCAGTGGAGCGGAGTATTTAAGTAATACTTAATAACTGACGGGCGGACCATTTTCGTGGCATCACGCAAAAGGTCGGGGGGCTTGTTTTTTCTTCGGAGTTTCCTACCTTTGCATCGTAAAGGGGGATTTGTCCCCTTTATGTCTGAACCAAATTACATCCAGTCCGCCCCCTATCCTCTCTAATCGCTGAGGGGCGGGGGCATCAAGCCAGTAGAGACCACGTACTAATAGGGTGCGTGGTCTCTATGTTTTGCGGTAAAAAGGGGGCGGGGCAGTCGTCAAATAATCTTTGACAACTGAATTCCCTCGGACAAGTCACAAGAACAGCCCCACGGCACTCGGTCAGGTCGTGGGGCTGTTGTGTATCATTTGCGGGGCTGGTTACTTCAGCGCTGGCAGTAGGTCGTTGTTCTCCTCTATTCGGAGCATTCGCAAGTCTTTGACGCACGTGGTGAACCACGGGAACTGTCTCCCTAGCTCCTGCGCCACGAGCACGCATTTGACCGCCGTGACGGTCTCATCTCCAAAATAAACACTTCCCTGCGTCCACTTGAAGCCGTTGTTCTTGAGGAAGTCTCGCACGTCCTTATATGCTCCGTGGTAGGTAGTGCCGGGGTAGCACTCCGTAAGGCAATTAGTATCAAGGTCAAAAAGTATAGCGTATTGATTCATTTGCTTTGTCCGTTTTGTCTGTTGCAAAGGTAGGCAATAGATTCGTAATCCACAAGGGGGGGGTTATAGACTATCTAGATAGTTCTTCTCGTGCCTATACCCAACGGCAAAGATACTCTCCTCATCGGGTGTAAATCTATCCTTTGGTAGACCCGTGGCGGGTACGAGTGATAGTATCTGTGACATCTCCTCATCTAGCTTGCCCGTCAGTCCGCTCCGCACGTTGCGGAGCCCCATAAGCTTACCAAAGGTAATACTTGGTAGTTGCACCATCTCACGATAATTGGCATCGGTGGATAGGCGGGCATTTGCTCCTGCTGTATTTATTTCGGCTTTGCGTAGTACTGCGAGGATACGCCCAGCTACATACGGCTGGTTCTTGCTGTCTCTGTCTAGTCCCATATCTGTTGTAATTAGTTGATTTGGCTCAAAGGTACGAAAAGGGGGCGGGGTATGCAATAGCCCCGCTCCCTTGTCGTGGTTGCTATCCTAGTACGGACTTCAGTAGGTCTAGCGGGGTGCCATAGTTTTCGTCAGGTATGCGAAAATTCCATTGGCTGAGCTTCTCGCACTCTTCCATTGCCCACTCCGTCTGCTCCTCGGGGGTGCCGTCAGGGACTAGCTTATACCACCTGCTGAGGTAGCTGTCCCACTTGTACCCTAACGCCTTGAGGTCTTCTTTTATCTCGTAAGAGATCGGGCTATCGATAGCAACTACAGCCCGTCCCGTTACTCTCCGACCCCTCTCTCTTGCCTCTCTGATTATGAGCTTATTATCTGCGTGCTCCATTAGATACTTTTTGTAGCACTCGGGGCATCGTCCATTATCTTTGAGCCACTCCAGCTTCTTCTCTCGGTCTGCGTACTTGCCAAGTAGTCCGATTTGGTACTCTTTTCCGCATATACTGCAGACTACGTCATAATTTGCCATAGCTTGTTTTTTGTTTATTGGTTCGTGTTTCTTGTTAGCGGGGGCGGGGCTGGTACCCCGCCCGCCTGTTGTTATCGGTTAGCCCAGTAGGAATGTACGTATATCTTTTTGCCGTATCGTCTTATGTAGCTGTCTAGTCGCTTGGTAAATGCTTCTCTTGCTTCTCTTGCTGCGGCCTTATATATCTCCACCTCATCGGGATTTGCTATTTGTTGTCCGTGACGACCGCCGTACTTGGAGAATTCTAGGACGTTATTTTTCCCCCTTAGCACCTTCAGGCAATTAGGGATGCGCTTGATAGTATCAAGGTCACGGGCGGGGTCGTTTAGTCTTATCGCATCATTGCGCCACAACTCAACCGCAGATATATTGCCCCGCTGGTACTCTTTGTACTCTTTACTCTCATCGTCTATGTATAGGGTGTTGCTCAGTTCGGGGCGGTCAAATCGTACCACATAAGTCCCGTCCACAAGTATGTAAGTATTATAGTCGCTAAAGTCGTCACCTAGTAACTTTTTTGCTTGCTCTTTCGTTAGTACTTCCGTGGTCATTCCCACGGCTGTTTTTAGTGGCATTGTGTTAGTCCCTTCGGAGGCGCGTTTTTTCTGCTCTTCAATCACCTTTTTAAGCATTTGGGGGGCGTGCATTGGCTCCTCTTGCTTTGTCGTCTCAGGCGTTGCGAGTGTTTGCTCTTGCTCCTCTTGCTGTGCCTTCAGTTCGTTTTCAAGAAGTAGCCAATAGGGGGTGGTATCGTCTTCTTGCTTGCTTGCCGTGACCTTTTGCACCTCCTCGGGGGCTGTTACCTCCTCAGTCGTTGGAGCTGTTGCGGTCTTGCTTGTCGGTTGCTCCTGTACAGTCGTGGCGGGTGCTTCCTTTGCGGTCTCCTTGCTTATCGTCTCCTTTGCGGTCTTGCTTGTCGTGGCGGGGGCGGGTAGGTCGCGAGGCGTTGCGGGTCTGTTTGTGTCGTCAAATACTACGGATAGGGGCTTTTTATCATCTTTTGTTAGTAGATATTCGGCCCGTGTTACTTTGCCGTCCTCTACTTGGTATCGTATGTATCCCTGACCGTCCTTCGGGTTTTTTAGCTCTACTTTGTAGTAGTTATTATTATGTCCATATGTTCTCTCCTCTATGATTTGTCCGTCCTTAACTACGACAAATTTAGCTCGTTTGCCATTCTTGTTGTATCGTCTATATAGTCCATATATAGACCGGCCATCGATTGTGCAATACCTTTCGGTAACCCTTGCGGTGTTGCCTCTCTTGATACTGTATACTTGTTCGGTTGCTTGGGTATAGTCTAGTGTGTCCAGATAGTCGGCACCTATTTCTCCGTATTTTTCTACGCAGTATTTCAACACGGTTATGTTGTCATCTGTTGCGGGGGTATCTTCGTGGGCTGGTGTTGCGCCCTCTTCGGTTGTCACCTCTTCTGGCTCCTGTACAGGCGTCTCGGCTGTTGCCTCTTCTGTTGCGACCTCCTCGGGGGCTGTTGTCGTATCTTCTTCGGTCGCTTGTGGAGCCGTGGCGGGGTGTTTTGCGTTGTGTTCTGATTTGATGTTATTACAGATACGGGCCACGTTTCTGAAGTATCTACCCATATTGTTTATTCCGAAAAATCGGTCGCCAGTCTTGTCAAACGCTTCTATTGCGTATCTAATTTGCTTGCCTATAATATCGTGCATTTCAATCTCTGATATACTTCCGTCCTTGCGGCCCTTAGCGCTATATAGCTCAATTATTACGCTAATATATTCATCGGCTATGTCAAGTATTTCTACTCTATAGGGTAGAAATTCCCTGCCTGATTTGATTCGCATCTCTAGTTGTACCCTCAATTTGCGGGCTTCGGTCTCAATTGCTTCAATATCTCGGGCGGGCTGGGTCTTTAGGTAGTTGAAATATCTGAAAAACCACGGTATGTCCTCCGCAGTGACGATTACCGCCCCATATTTCGGTACATTCCACTGCTCGCCCGTCTCCTTTCTCATTGCTGCGATAAGTGGAATAATATAACTTGATATTTCGTGCCCTTCATTTCTTCGCATATCCTCAATAATTTGCCTGCGTGACTTGCTTGTCACCTCTTCGGGCTGTTGTGTTGGTGTTGTCGTTACGTCCGTGGCGGTCGTGGTGACCTCCTCGGGCTCTTGTGCTGTCTTGCGGGCTTTGATACGCTCCAAAGCTTGTGCGAGTAGTGTATTGTAGCGGTTGCGGGACTCCTGTATTGTCGTGGTGGTGTTGTTATATGCGGGGTTCATAGCTTGTATTTCGTTTGATTGATTTGGTTGTGTTCGGTTAGGGGGGTGCCACTTGTTGCAGTGGCACCCCGTGAAGTGTTAGGCGTTGCGAGTGCGTACTGGTATCAGCTCCATAGAGCAGCCACACCACGTGGTAAGTAGTACGTACTTATCAATTGTGGCACTATATGCTATGTATATAGTATCGTAATTGGTCCGGAGCTGTTGCGCCTGCTCTGGCGTTGCGTCCGTGACGTAGGTGCAGAAAAAGTCTATCAGCTCGCCGTCCTCGTCTATGAGGTCGTAAGACTCGGCCAGCTCGTCAAGTAGGTGATAATACTCGTCTTGTGCGTACTCGTCCGTGAGATAGTCCTCTAGCCACCCCAAGAGGTTGACGCCTGTAGCTTCTAGAGCGTTGCGGTAAGTTGTTACCGCCTGTCCGGTTGTTCGTGCGCTGGTTGCGCTGTCCTTTGCACTGTTTGTGCGGTTGTCGGTCTTGTTCATTTTGATTGATTTGGTTTATATAAGTTTGCCCCGCAAAGTGGGGTGAACAAAACCGACAATAAAAGTCAGAAAACCCACGATGCGAGGCAGTGCGTCTATATGTTTGACTAAGGTTGTGACAACCCTTGTCGGTTTTGTTCACTGCAAAGGTACGAAAACTTTTGGAACTTGCAAGCGTTTTCGCAAGAAAATTTGGAATTAAATTCATTCAGAAAATCAAGTTGCTATACTTCAATCACTTATGGACTAAAGATTATATTCAGTTCCGTTTTTATTTTCTGCTATTCGATTCGTTTCGCTCTTGCCTGTCGTCTTGTTGTGGTCGTGCTGCTCTTGCTGGTCGTGTTACCTACTCTTATATATAATGTATAGTCGTTGTATCTGCTCTTGCTTGCTCTTATTTGTCCTTGTTTGCTGTTGCTTGTCGTTGCTCTTGCTACTCTTATATATAGTGTAGAGTCTTCGTGCCGTCCGTGGTTGCTTCGTGGTGTGCTTTTGCCGTCCGTTGTGGTGGTGTTGTGTGTGGAGCGTCTTAAGTCCTCTTATATCGTCTTATATTACCTTGCTTGTCTTGTTGGTCGTCTATCGTGGTCGGTCGTGCCTGCTGCTGCTCCTTGTTGTTGGTCTTATCGTCTTGTGGCACCTCCTGCAGTCGGTTGTCGTGCCTGCTCGCCACTCTTGTCGGTCGTCTTGTCGTGCCTGTTGCTTGTGGTTGTCTTATCGTGCCTAGAGTGGCCACCGCCTGGCCCCCGTGGGTACCTCCAGGCGTTGCGACTGGCGACCCTCAGGAGGGGGGCGATTTTTCAAAAAAGGGGGGGGGGAGGTGCAGACCGAAACCCACCCCGTCCCCATTTTTATGCGCGAGGTCAAAAAAAATGTGGTTTTTCAGCGCAAAAACGTGGGAAACGGGGAGAATTTGAGGAAAAGGAAAAGAGAGTAAGGAAAAGAGAGTAAGGAAAAGTGGCGTTGTGGTGTGATTTTGGGTAGTTAATTGAGCTGATTATGCTGTTTTTTGTGCTTTTTGGGTGGTTGAGGAGGCTTTGTGGTGTGATTTTTGGCGGTCAATGGGTCTTTTTGGTGGAGCGGAGGAAAAGGAAGTCCCGCTCACGTGACCGAGGATATGTAGGAGAGATAGCGGTCAACGGAGCGGGACAAACGGACAAAAAGCAAAGCGGACTAACGCTTAGACAAAGAAAAAGCAAAAACGATAATACTCAAACACCAAAAGAAGATACCTATTGCTTTATGATGCAAAGATAGGGAAAGTTTTGAAGTGGCTTTCTGCTGGGGTGCGTGGTTGGTACTAAAAACGGGGGTTGCGGTGCTTATAGGTAGTAACTGAATGAGTACCAATGGCAAGGAGAACGAATAGCAAGGAGACGCAAACGAATAGCAAGCAAGCGCAAGCGACCAGCAAGGCGAGGAGTACTTCAAAGCGTGCGAGTAGTGCTAAGAGTGCAGAGGCACCGCAGGAGGATAAGGCGAAGAAGAAGTTTGAGGAGATAAAGGAGGTGCTGACGGAGCTAAAGCTGTACAGTGAGCTGTACGATAGCTTGATAATGAGCTGTGCGCAGATGATTTACTTGCGTGATGAGGCTTTCAAGTCTATGCAGGAGAAAGGTGTTACCGTTGAGGAGCATACGAGTGCAGGCGATACGAGGTTGAAGATAAATCCCGCTTTCAACGCTTACCGAGATACGACTAAGGAGCTGAGAGGTGCCTTGAACGACCTCGCAATGAATGTGCGTGCATCTATGGCACCGACAGAAGACCAGCTAGACAGTCTGACCGACAAGCTAGACAACATTACTCAATGACGGTGACGCTAAAGGAGCAGGCGACCGAGCGCATCAAGTCGTGCAAGTTCCCCGCCAGCAAGTGCAAGGAAGCTGACGCAAGGCTATACACCTATCTCTTGGGGCTGAAGAAGTACCCCGAGAGACACAACGCCTATGAGCTGTTGGCAGGTGTGCGCTTTGTGGAGTTTGTGGAGAGATACGATTGGCGACCGCTAGAGGTCAAGCGCTTTATAGCCTTTTACGAGTACCTACAGTTTCCAGGCAAAAAGGGCAAAGAGCGATACAAGCTAACCCCCGTGCAGGTGTTTCAATTCGCCAGCATTATGGGCTTCTACCACAAAGGCACGGACAAGCGACTAACCCGTGAAGCGCTGCTCTTCGTGCCGAGGAAGTTTAGCAAGACAACCAGCGTGGCCGCTCTTGCCGTCTATGACCTCCTCTATGGCGATAGCAACGCTCAGTGCTATGTAGGGGCGAACAGCTACAACCAAGCGCAAATCTGCTTTGCAGTGATTAAGTCGGTACTGAAGAACCTAGACCCTAAGATGAAACGCTTCAAGGTCAATAGGGAAAAGGTGTACAACCTCATGGCAGGTAAGACAAGCTTTGCCGAGTGCCTAGCGTCCCGCAGTGATACGCTAGACGGACTGAACGCTAGTACCGTGATACTAGACGAGTATAGCCAGAGCGAGAGTGCCGACCTTAAGAACGTACTCACCAGCTCAATGGGCGCAAGGCTCAATCCGCTGACGATAGTTATTACGACAGCCAGCGACAAGACAGCCACGCCATTTTACGAGATGCTGAACCTCTACAAAAGTATCTTGCGTGGTGAGGTCGAGAACGATAGCGTCTTCGCTCACATCTTCGAGCCAGACGAGGGAGACGATGAGGGCGACCCCGATACGTGGCGCAAGGTACAACCGCATATCGGTGTGACCGTGTACGAAGACTTCTACGAGAGCGAGTGGACGAAAGCAAGGATGAGTTCGGCAGATATGAAAGAGTTTAGGAACAAGTTACTCAACATCTTTGCCGAGGATAGCGCTAAGTCGTGGATCGAGGGCAAGGATATAGAGGCACTCTACCTACCCGAGGGGGTTGTGGAGGATTACCGCAATGTGCGTGCCGTGTGTAGTGTAGACCTCTCTGTTGTAGACGACTTTTCCGCAGTAACCTATCTGCTCTATATGCCTGGACGAGTGGTGGCAGGTCGTGAAGTGTCCGTGCCGTTTCACAGCATCACTGAGTACTATTTCCCAAAGGGCCAGATAGGTAACCACCCCAATAGCGAGCTGTACAAGCGTTGGGCAGAGTACGGCTATCTGCACTTGGTCGAGGGAGACGTGATTGATTATAGGCGCATCGTGGAGGATATACTACGCAAGCCCTTTGCGATACTTGGTATCGGCTACGACAAGTACAAGGCGCGGGAGTTCATACAGATGCTAGAGTACACGCCAGGCGTAGGTAAGCAGTTCCTCTATGACGTGCCACAGACCTATGGAGCTTTCACCTCGCCCGTGGAGAGTTTGGAGCTAACGCTCTACCGCAGGCAGATAACCTTTGAGCGCAACCCTATAACCGCCTATTGCTTTGACAATGCCGTGATAGACGAGGACAAACTAGAGAACCGCAAGCCTATCAAGCGTCAACCGCTAGGCAAGATAGACGGCTGTATTACCAACGTGATGTGCTTCTGGATGATGCAAAACGTGCAGAGCGTGTGACAATGGTACTAAAAAGGGGGTGCTAAATGCTTATGGTAGAAACATCATAGCAATACAACGAATGCACGAGATATTACTAGTCACAGCGACTACCATTGTAACGGGTATCATAGGAGCCATTAGTGCCGTGTGGTCGTATTGGAGGGGCAGAAAAAAGCAGGCCATCGAGGTCGGTGTGGCAGGCACCGTTGCCCTCCGAGAGATGAACGATACCAACACGATACTCAGTGAGCGTGTCAACAAGCTCTACAATGAGGTGCTGAAGCTCCGCGAGGAGAACACCAACCTGCTCGCCAATCAAGCCACGATGCAGGATCAGATAAGCAAGCTCAAAGAGGAAAACGCTCAGCTCCTAGCGACCAATAACAAGCTACTAGAGAACCAAAAGCGACTAGAGTCCCAGCTCCGTACACTGACCAAGCAATACAAGCAAGGCAACAATGAGTAAGTCCGTAGAGATGCTCCGACAGCTAGTCGGTATGAGACCACGAGAGGAGCGCGGTAACGACCCGACCGTGCAGGTGTACGACTACAGTACGCCTCGCCTTGCTGAGCGCATACAGACGGCTGAGCAGGCTATGAGCCTACCAACCGTCTACCGATGCGTGGATATCCTTAGCGGTACGGTGGCGATGATGCCCCTGAAGCTCAAGAGGCGTGCTAGTGGCGAGCTGTTCAAAGTCTTTGAAGATAGTCCGCTGGCTGATATGCTGAACGGAATGGCCAACGACCAGCAGACCTTTTTTGACCTTATGGGAGCCGTAGTGGCTCAAAGGTTATTGCTGGGCAATGCCTATCTCCTACCCCACTGGCGAGCTGGTGAGGTGTATGCGCTGACGCTACTAGACCCCGATGCAGTCTTTTACGACCGCACAGAGCGCGTCTATCGTGTCAACGATTATCTCAATGGGATAGTGGAAGACTACAAGCCGAGCCAAATAGTGCATATCAAAAACAGAAGTCTAGACGGTGGCTATACGGGTGTCTCTACTATCCAGTATGCAGCCCGTACGCTTAGCCTGAGTGCTACAGCCGATAGTCAGACGCTAGACGGGCTAAGCAGTGGCAATACCCAGCGCGGTATCGTGACGGGTGCCAATGTGGTACAAGGGCTGGGAGCTGTGCAGGACAGCTTTATGGAAAACGTGGCTAACCGCCTCTCTAAAGACTTCTCTAGTGGTAAGGCCATTGTCGAGGTGCCAGGGACCGTAGAGTTCAAGCCGCTATCGATAACGCCAGCCGACGCACAGCTGCTAGAGACCCGAAAATTCTCGCCTTACGATATATGTCGATTCTTTGGAGTGCACCCCGATATGGTCTTCGTAAGCGGTGGCAACACAAGCACCTACAAGAACAACTCTACAAGCCAGCTCAGCTTTTACCAGCAGACACTCGCACCGATACTGAGGCAGATAAGCACGGAGATGAGTTGTAAGCTCATACCGAACTCAATCAAGCGCAATTACAAGCTAGAGTACGACCTAGACGATGTGTTTGTGAGTGACCTCAAGAGCCGTGGCGAGTACTACTCAAAGGCAGTTGCCAGTGGTATCCTAACGCCCAACGAAGTACGCATCAAGGAGGGCAGGGAGCCACTAGAGGGTGGCGATACCGCCTTTATGACGTGTAACGTCTTCCGCTTAGACGGGGTCGGTGATAACGCGCCGAGCGCACCCGATGCACCCCGCAGCCCTAGAACCAACGATAAAACAACCAGCAATAATGAGCAAGACAAATAGAGAAGTTCGCTCCCTAGAGGGCGAAATAAAAATGGTCGGAGACGACCGCATCGTAGAGGGCTATGCCGTAGTCTTCAATAGCCGAAGTAACGAGCTATGGGACTTTGGCGACGGCACCTTTGTAGAGATAATCGAGCGAGGAGCTATCACCCCCGAGCTAGTAGCTAGTAGTGATGTCAAGGCACTACTCTACCACAACCGAGAGCGCGTGTTAGGCAGGAGCAACAAAGGCGTGGGAAGTCTGGCGCTAGAGCTAGACGACCACGGACTCAAGTACCGCTTTATGGCACCCCACACAGCAGATGGCGACACCGCTGTAGAGCTAGTCAAGCGTGGCGATATATCGGGTAGCAGTTTCGCCTTTACCGTGGCGCAAGGTGGCTCTCGTATGGAGGAGCAGGCAGACGGCACTGTCCTACGCACCATTACCAAGATAGGCGGGCTGTACGACATCACGCTGACGCCCGACCCAGCTTACAGCGATACGAGCGTAGCAGTCCGAGAGATGCAGGAAAGCCAAGAGCCAACCCCCGAGCCAACAGCCAATGACTTTCCAGAACTAGGAAATAGATACAACAACATAATCAACCCTTATAACAACAAGCAATATGAATAAGAAAAAGTTGCTTCTGATACAGAAGCGAGAGATGCTCCGCACCATGGAGGAGGAGCGCACGGCAGGCAAGCTCACCGAGGAGCGCGCCAAGGAGTACGACACGCTCCTAGGCGAGGTCGAGGATCTTACGAGAGAAGTCCGCACGGAGGAGGTGAATAAGCTCTTCCGTCCATTCCAGCCCGAGCCCGAGCGAAACGAGTATCGTGAGTTCCTTGACAAGGCTGTCGAGGCGCGTGAGCAGAGCAAGGCTCAGACCGTAGAGCTACGAGCAGGTGAGACGATGACGACCGATGTCAAGTCCGTCACGCCCCAGCTCTACCAGCAGTTGATGCGTCCGCTACACGAGGCTTTTGTCCTAAACAAGCTAGGCGGTAAGGTGCTAACGAACGTGCAGGGCGAGCCTATCTTCCCCTCTATCGCTGCCATTGATGCGCAGTTTGTCGGTGAGGCTGTAGAGCTAACCTCTAAGAAGGTATCGCTCAAGGCTCAGAAGATGACCCCCAAGCGTGTGGGTGTCTCTCTAGATGTCACCTCTCAGTCCATCAATCAGAGCGCCGTAAACCTCCCCACTGAGATAATCGAGGGTATGAGTACGGGACTGACCCGTACTATCCACGAGTACATCTTCTCTGGCAAGGCTGTGGGCGGTGCAGGCGATAGTGTTATGAAGCCCGTCATTGATGCGGCTACTCAGTACGCACCTACAGACCTCAACCTCAAGCTGGTTGTCGGTCTAGAGAGCAAGCTACTAGAGCAGAACTTCGTACCCGCTCAGATGAAGGGTGCTTACGTAATGGGTGCCAAGGCTTATTGCGCACTCAAGAGTACGCCTATCGAGAAGGGCAATCCGCAGATGCTCATCGAGAACGATATGATGAACGGCTACCCCGTCATCGTAACGAACTTCATCACCCCCGATGCTATCATCTTCGGTTGCTGGGACTACCTCGCAGTGGCTCAGTTTGGTACGCTTCGCCTCGTTATCGACCCGATTTCTCAGGCTAACAAGGACGTAGTTCGCTTTACGCTGAACACCGATATCGATGCTAAGCTCCTACTCCCTGAGGCGTTTGTCGCAGTCAAGGCAAAGGCAGGCTCCTAGTCACTAGCTAGCCAACAGCTAACAGCTAACAGCAAGCTATGTCACAGCACGTCACACTAGATGAGCTAAAGGCGCAACTCAACATCGAGTATGCCGACGAGGACGCTTACCTCACTCACCTCATAGAGGTGGGCGAGGAGGCTGTCCAGCTGTGGATCAATCGTCCCTACGCAGAGGTCTTGACCGCTGAGGGACGACTACCCGCACCGCTCCGTCACGCTATCCTCATAGAGTGTGCCCGTCTGTATGCACATCGAGAGGGTGAGACGGTACGCACCCAGGAGGTGCCCTTTACGCTCTCCGCACTGATACTTCCTTACCGATTAGAGCGATGAGAGCAGGGGTCTTAAGGGAACGCATCGATTTACTCGCTGAGGAGCGAGTGCAGGACGCCAGCGGAGCAGTCCGCAAGCATTGGCGCACGCTCGCTACCGTCCGCTGTAGTAAGCTCAGAATGATATACCGCTATGACCGAGACGGGATAGTTGGCAAGGAGGAGTGGGACCCTATGGGCGCCCGCTTTATTATCCGCTATTGCCCTGTGGCAGAGCGAGCCGAGCGGGTACGCTATCGGGGTATACTCTTCCGTATCACGATGCAAGACTACAACCAGCGCGACCGCAGTCTAACCCTCTTCACCGAGCGCGTGAACCTATGAAAATGACTCTCACCATACCCCGCAGTGACTTACAGCGAGTCAATGATGCTTTGGGGCAAGTCGCACTGATAGACAAAGACCCACGAGTTGAAGCGGGCTTTCTACAAGGTGCTAAATACCTCAAAGAGCGTGGACGAGCTGAGTATCTCAGGCGGTGGAAAGGCTTCGAGCATCGTAGACCCACACGCTTTGTTTGGGGCTTTACGGCTAAGAGCAAGCGCGAAAAGGTAGACGCCATCGCAGGGCTCGGGAGCTTTGCGAACCACGCACACTTCCACGACCGAGGTACCGTGGCACGCTTTCAGAAGAAGACAGGACGCTACACAGGACGTATGCCCGCCAGCTACTTTTGGCGCGACACGCTCACAGGTAGTGGAGCTAAGGCGCAAGAGATGGCCGTCACGGGAATTGTAGAAAAGGTAAACAAGCTATAATGGCAGGAGTATATCCAGTACGTTCGAGCAGGATGCCAGCACCCCCGCCCCCGAAGATGAACATACACTTCGACAATAACAGTCCCAAGTGGCGACTAGCGGAGTATATCCGTGAGCGGTTGCTCGCTTCGGACGAGATGCACCAGCTCGTGGGTGAGCATATCTACCCAGTCTATGCACCCGAGACCGAGGGCGACTTCGTGATCCTCACCCGCAGTAGCTACAAGGCACGAGAGACCAAGTTCTCCATACTAGAGTACACAACCAGCGTGATTATCGAGGTGTATAGTGACGACTACGCCCGAGGGCTAGACATAGCCGAGGCAGTAGACCGCCAGCTGACCAAGATACACGAAGAGGAGTACGGCAAGGGTGGTGTAACCATCACCATACAAGACAGTGGCGAGACGCTCCACGAGGGCAAGTTCGTCCAAATCCTAGAGTACGCAATTAAATAAGGCAATAGAACTATGCCAGATCCAAACACAACAACACAAACAAATCCAACAACTATGGCAGTAACCTACAGCGAGGCAAAAGACCTCAGAAAAGGGGAAGAGCTGATGATATTCGTCGGCGACAACCCTATCGCTTACACGACCAGCCACACGCTAGACACAACTGTCGACACCAAAGACGTCTCCAGCAAGATGTCAGGTGACTACGACAGCTCTATGCCTGGCAAAATCTCGTGGAGTATCTCTATCGAGGCACTCACGTCTACCACTACAGGACACCAATCCAAGGACGAGCTTATGAAAGCCCTCGTACAGCGCAAGCCCATACGCATTATGGCGTGTGACGTGACTCGTGGCGTAGATACTACGGGTGCCAAGACCTTTGCCAAGGGGACTATCCACTACCAAGGCGACTGTATTATAACCAAGCTAAACGAGAAGTCCACCAATGGCGAGTATGAGAGCTTTAGCTGTGAACTAAAGGGTACAGGGCCACTCCTTGACGGAGCGGGCAAGCCCCTTGGCGAAGCTTAGGCTAGCTTTTAGCCGTTATCCCCGTCCTACACGACTAGTCAGAGCGAAGAAAATACGGGTCTTCCAGCACTAGCCACAGGGCGGAGATATAGCTACTAGAGATTAGAGGTTAGACGCTAGAGTTTAGACCTCTAATTTCTAACCTCTAAATTCTAATCTCTATTATGATAACAATCCGTGACCTACTTCGCTACGAGCGTCTTTTGGGTCGTAGCATCTTCGCAGATGAGCCCGATGGGGCTACCCTAATCTATTGCACCACCACCGAAGCCTACACCCGCTATACGCTTGACGAGTGGTCACGGACTACTCTTGGTGCATCTGTCTTTATGGCTAAGGAGGCTAAGGAGCTAGCCCGAGAGCTAGCGAGCCTACAGCAGTACAGCGGGCTAGACACTAGAGATGAGAGGTCAGAGGTTAGAGATGAGAAGTCAGAGGTTAGAACCTTGACAGACGTAGTGACCGAGCTACTCACCGAGGGTGTTGTACCTGCTGACTATTTGCTAGAGCGTGCCGAGCTATGGGAACTGACTATTTACATAGAGGCTACCCAACGCAAAAGGCAACAGCGACTAGAGCGCCAGCGCCTATGGTCGTATATGGGTCTCCTCCCGCACATTGACTCAAAGAAAATCAAGCGACCCGAAGACCTCATACCTTTTTCGTGGGACGAGGAGATCCGCCCCGCACACCGCACAGACGAAGACACTACCGATTGGAACGAAGCCCGACTCAGAGCTTTTAGCAGTTAACACACTATGGCTAGACTAAATCTCCCTATCGTCCTCAAGCTCGTCAAGGACGGAGTAGACACAGGGATACAGCAGACGCAATCAGCTATTCGAGGGTTGCGCCTGCAAGTATCATCATTCTTTGTAGCTCTGACTGGTGGAGCTTTTGCTATTACGAGTTTCCTCAACAAACTCAAAGAGGTAGCCCGAGAGACCAACCGCGCCCGCATCACGCTCAAGAACGTGAGCAGTAGCATGCAGGAGTTCGCCTCCAGCGAGCGGTGGATAACAGACCTAGGCAATAAGTACGGTCAGAGCATCAACAACCTAGAGCAGAGCTTTGGCAAGTTCCTCGCTGCGGCACGTGGCTCAGGTGTAGAGATAGACACCGTCAAGAACATCTTCCAAGGGCTGACGCAAGCGGTCAGCGCCTTTGGTCTCTCCTCCTCCGATTCTAACCTCGCATTCCTCGCCGTGGAGCAGATGATGGGCAAGGGCGTAGTCAGTGCCGAGGAGCTCCGCCGACAGCTGGGCGAGCGTATCCCTACCGCTATGACCGCCATGGCACGAGCCGTGGGTGAGCAGTACGGCACCGATGGCTCTGTAGCCGCCCTCCAGCAGAAACTCAAAGCAGGAGCTATCAACTCAGCCGAGGTGATGGAGATCTTCGTGCAGAAGCTCAAAGAGCTGAGCGGTACGCCCGATGTGGACAACCTTGAGACCTCGTACACCCGCTTAGGCAACCGCCTACGTGAGATAGTCCTTGATTGGGACATCACAGGCAAGCTCAAAACAGCCGTTGACGTTATTAGCGGTCTCTTGGGCTTACTCAAAGACCATTTTCTAGCTTTCGCAGGAGCTATTGCGGGAGCTGGCTTTGGGGGTAAGATAACCCGCACATTTCGCAACATAACCAATGCCAAGAAAGCGCAGGTCGAAGCCCTCCAAGCTGACATAGCCAAGGAGAAAGCACTCTACGAGGAGAGCGTACAAGCGTACGAGCAGGCAGAGGCTAAGAGGCAGGGCAAGCTCTACGACACACAGGACGCACTCTTTGGCGTACAACCTAAGCAAGGCGACCTCTCCTATATGGCGACCCGTCAGAAGCGTATCGAGACAGCCGAGGCGAGCCACAAAGCACGTCTCCAGCAGATAGACGAGCGATACGCACAGCAGGTGGCCCGCATCAATGAGCGATGCGACAAGCTTAAGGTAAGCGACACCGAGCGCGAGAGACGTAGGCACGACCGACTACGCACGGCACAGCTCAAGCGTGACGAGCAGTACGCACGAGCTAACCAGCAGATAGCCGAGCGCACCGCCAAAGCAAAGGTCGAGCTAGAGGCACGCCAGCTCCAAGTGGAGCGCGACACCGCCAACAGGCGCAAGCGAATCTCCGAGGAGGTCACCGACCAGCAGATAGCTCTAGACAAAGCCCGCACAGCAGAGCAGGAGCGCAGGCAGAAAGCCTCATTAGCGATACAAGCTAAGGAGGAGCAATTACATATAGCACAGAGCAAGAGCCGTTGGTCAGCCTTTGGCACAATGGTCAAAGGCGTATGGGCAGGTATCAAGACGGCTATCCGCTCCGCAATGTCTGCGATGGCCTTTGGAGCTATCTTTGGAGCTATCGGGTGGGTCATCGAGCGTTTTCGCACGTTAAGGCGAGAGATGAACGCAGTCAAGGAGGCGCAGGAGGAAGTCAACAAAGCCATCACTGAAGCAACCCGAACAGCCGAGATAACCGAGCTAGAGAAGCTCCAGCGACTACTCACCGACACCAAGCTGACCGAAGAGGAGCGCAAGAAAGTACAAGGGCAAATCAACGACAAGCTTGGCACCGAACTATCCACGCAAGACGAGATAAACGATGCTATCAAGGAGCGTATCAAGCTACTCAGACAAGAAGCTAAGGTGAAAGCTCTGACCGACCTCGTCACAGATGCAGAGAAAGAAGTTGCGCTGTATGAGACAGGCGAGAAGAAAGCCACTCAAAAGGGAACGAGATACGTAGCATACACTAGCACAGAGGACAAGAGCTTTCTAGGCTTTCCATTAACTAGAAAGGGAGATACTCTCTATCGCCAAGAGAGCGTCGACGTGCCTACTGTCGAGTATCGAAGAGCTTTACAGATACGAGACGACCGTCAGAAGCTCCTAGACGAGGCGAGCCTAGGAATTTTCAAGGAGGAGGTCAAGAAGACTATCGATGACGCTACCTCCTCCGATGACCACGTTAAGAATACTATCGCCAGCCTAGAGAAAGAGGTGCAAGACCTCACTCAAAGGTGGAAGAACGCCCCTATTGGTTCAGCGGAACAGCGCAGGCTAGAGAAAGAGCTAAAAGCCAAGGAAGATGAGCTAAAGCAAGAGACTAGCAAGAGACGAAGCGGCGGCGGTGGCAGGACAACCGCCACCAAGACCGACCCGCTAGCCGAGGCAGAGCAGGAGTACCGCAAGAGCCTACAAGAGGCGAGCAACCTATACAAGGCGGGACGTATCAGTGCTGAGGAGCTCCGCAAGGCAGAGAGCGACACGGCACGGAGCTACCTTGACACCGTTGCCAAGCTACGTGGCGAGGGTGCCAAGTCCCTACCCTCCTGGCAGGACGCTACCGCACGGCTTATCCCTGAGCAGAGTGCCTACGAGAAGATTCTATCCGACCACAACAGCACGCTGACGGGCTATACGAACCGACTAGAGAACGGCACGCTGACGCTAGAGGAGTACAACAACCTCGTGGCACAGCTCCTCACCGACACGACCAACCGCCTATCCGCTGAGAACGACCTCACAGAAGCGCAAAAGGAGGAGGTGGCGCGCCTACGAGCTAAGCGGTCGGAGCATATAGCCACACCCGAACTAGAGGCGAGAGATACCAGCTACGACTACAAGAAGAGCAAGCTACAGATACAGCAAGAAGACCTCCAGCTCCTACAGAACTACATCAAGAAGCTAGAGGAGGCAGTCAAGCTAGGTAGCACAGAGGCGGAGCAACTGGTTACCAACGCAAAGGCAAAGGCTAAGTCCCTCGAAGACCTCATCAAGCTAGAGACCATACAGAACGACCTCTCAGAGTTACGGGAGAAACGCTTTACGCAGACCTACCAAGGTATCAAGAGTATAGCGAGTGCCACGAGAGGAGCTACGAGAGCTTTCAAGCAGTTGCGCAAGGTCTTTGAGGACGATGACGCTAGCGGGCTGGAGAAGCTCTTTGCGACTTTTTCGTCTATCGTGAGCATCATCGATAGCATTCTATCGCTCATACGCACCTTTAAGATGCTAAGCGAGACTATCCAAGCGGTAACAGCCACCTCGCAGGCACTAGATACAGCCAAGCAGGCGACAGAGGCGACCTCCGTAGCGGTAGGTGCTGCCGAGGTGGCAACCTCTCAAGCAGTGCAGAGTGCTAAGATGGCCGAGATGGCCGCTATCATCTCCGCACGTTACGCTCTACTCCCTGGCGGTCAAGCACTCGCAGCCGCTGAGATAGCAGGCTACACGGCACTGATACAAGGTGTCAAGGGGTTAGGCGCTTTTGCTGAGGGTGGTCTCGTGGACTTTGGTTCGCCTACGGGTGACCGCACGCTCATACGAGTCAACAAAGGCGAGCGAGTCCTCACTAGCGAACACCAAGAGTGGCTTCAAGACCTCGCCAAGGGTTTTCAAGGTCGCAACGCAACGACTACACCGCAACAGGTGACCGTTACGGGTGAGCTGAGAGTGAGAGGTCGAGACCTTGTGGCGAGCATACATAACGAAACAAGACAGAGTAAACGATGACTATAAAACCAATCTACATATCCGAGACCTACACGCTCAGCGGTGACCCGATAGAGCTAGTCATATACAGCTACGACCTCCAGCACGACCTAGAGGAGGTCAAGATGATAGCCGACAGCCTTGTCATCTCTACCGCTACGAGTGGTAAGAGCATCACGCACGGCTTGCACGCTGGTCAGCTCCACGTATCGCTATACAGCGAGAGCGACCGAGTCTTTGAGGCGTTAGCATCTAGCAACGACCGAGAGGTCTATTGTCGGCTCAGACGCAACAACACAGTCCTCTGGCGCGGTATGCTAGACGGCGAGCAGTGGCACGAGCCATACAGCTATCGTGACGGCTACGCTACCGACCTTGTCTTCTCAGACTTTGGGGTGCTGGGACGTACTCGTCTCTCAGACGCTTGTGGGGAGCGCACGGTCTACACTATCAAGGGCTTTGTTCAGAAGTGTATCGAAGCTATCTATCCCGACAATCCAGGGCAGCTAACGATCCGTACTACGACCAGCACGCACAACCTCCTAGCTAGCCTGAGCCAAGTACTACATATAGACAACTCCAAGATAGATCTAGTCCTTGATAACGGGCTACTCTCTAACATCAGCCGTGAGGAGATCAGCCGTCTACCGTCCGATATGCAGTCGGTCACCACGGGCAATATCTGTGACTCTATCATCGACCTTAGTCACTGGCATAGTGACAAAGATAGACCCGAGGACGAACCCGATGTGCAGAGCGTGCTAGAGGACGTACTCAAGGCGCTCAATCTGCACTTGTGGCAGACGGCCACGGGTGACTACACGCTAGCTGACCACGAGGCACTAGCCTGCGAAACGCAGTACTCACTCCTAAAGGCACGAGGAGACGATGCTACCATAGAGACGACGGAGACCTACAACCGCCTCACGCTCACCGTAGACACAGACCTAGACACTTCGCTCGACAAGCCCGATATGACCAGCATAGAGGGGCGCGATATAAACCTCATCGACCTCAACGACAAGGTGACAGAGGTGACGGCCTGCACGTTTACTTACAACGCACGACTAAACAAGCCTATCTCGCTAGCTGGCGGAGTAGACCGCAGTAACTACGCCTACCGCACCAAGCGTGGTAGCGTCTCCACGAGTGATAGAGGCGTAGCGGTGTATGCCCGACCCTTTACGTTGCTCCACTTTGAGGAGTACAATGGGCAGCACGTTGATGTCTTTGACGATTGGAATATGGTCAAGGACTTCTATCCCGTGGACAATAAGGAGTACCCAGCGGTATGGAGTGAAGAGTTTCAGCTCCCGCAGGTAGACCTATCTACGGCTAGCGAGTACTTCCTCGCGCTCTCTCTAGACTTGCTACTAGACAATGGTTACAACCCATACCAGCGAGACGCAGACCTCAGCACGAAGCGAGTCACCTTTAAGCACTTCGCGCTAGACAAGAAGAGGTACGACAAGATACGCAAGTACATCAAGGGCGTAGAGCATCTATTTCTAGATGCCGAGGTAACCTGCGGTGACTACAAGCTGGTGAATAGCACGCTAGAGGGACCATTCACTAGGCTACAGATAGCTGACCCGTCAGACACATTTCGCTTTCAGACGAGGTGGGCACCTAAGAGCGAGACAAACGCTCGCCTACTCATACCTTATGCAGAGGTCAAGTTGGGCAAGTGGAGCAAGCCCGTACGCAACTACACGCTGACAGGCTACAGCACCCTGCACATCATCACCAAGGAGGCGCGCGCCTCGCACAACGATACGTTGACCTTTCCCATACCACCCGTCACGAACGTGCCTATACGAGTATCCACAAGTGGACGCTTTCGTCACCTTGACGGGGCTATCGTGGGTAATGATGCAAATGGCAATCTACTAGTGACCTTTGCCAATAGGGACGTAATCACGCCCGACCTTAGTCGGTGGAAAGTGAACGAGAGCGACAACACCTTTGTGTGGCGTATGTCTAACCTCGTCTCCTACTTTTTATTGCGCAATATGAAGCTAGAGCTAGTACGGAGAGACGAGAAAGAGGAGAAGGGCGAAGAGATAGTCCTAGCCTCCACGCTCAACGACCGAGCCTTCGAGCATCGCAAAGAGGACTTAGCACTCAGTACAGAGCCAGCCCTGCCAGCTATCTCTCGCACCCTACTACGCACCCTACGAGAGGAAGAGCGCAAAGGGTGGCTCACCAGCCTTTGGGAAAAAGCATCAGGCAAGAAGCTCAGCCCCATAGTTACATTACCGCCTATCCGTGGCAAGCTGACTTGTGGCTCATTCGCTGGCACCCTCGAGGAGCTATTCATCGCTGAGCAGTACACCCACTACGCCACAAGGCGCAACCGCATCAGTGGCTCCTATGCACCGCCTGAGCGTATCGTCATACACCACGAGGATAAGCAGTTTCTCGTCACTCAGAGCGATTGGGACGTACTGAGCGAGACCAGTCACCTAACCATTGAGGAAATCAAACCCGTAGACTACTCCCCAAAGCAGATAGAGCGACTATGAAAGAGTATCAGTACAGCATCATACGCCGAGAGTCACGAAGCCCCAAGCGACACCGCAACACCTCCACCGTATCGCAGAGTGACCTAGAGGCACTACGCCAAGAGCTCACAGACGACAGCCGTGGTACCGTGGACTCCATACACACCATAGACAGCGATCTGCGCGAGAGCATCGCACAGCTCGACCTCGTCGCGGGCTCCGTGGAGCGTCTCTCCGAGCAGTACAGCATAGAGGCGAAAACTATCGGCTCCCCTATCCTCAAGAGCGACTCAGACAAATACGTCATACAGTGCCGCATCATACACACCCCCACGGGTACCGACTACACCAACCAGCTACTCATCTCCGCTCACCTCATCACGCCCGAGTGGTACCGCATCAACCTCGAGGGGCACGACCGCACGGGCTACACAGACATTGAGTGGTGTGACAAGCACCGTGGCGACGCTGAGGTCGTCATCACCCGCAAGGACTTCGTGACCTCCTGCACCGTGGGGTACAAGATACCCCGCCAGCAAATCATCAACGCTATCAAGACTTTAGAACATTAACGACAACCCAACAATACTATGGCAACAGATCCAATGCTACAGTGGCAGAGCCACATCACAGATTCGACCGACCGAGACACCATTTTGGGCAACCTCGACTTCCTCGAGAAGTTTGGCGGTGCCATCACGGGCGACGACTCGCTCCAAGGCAACTTCGCCGCAATCCGCAAGGAAATCAACAACGGCACCCTCAAGCCTACCGACTGGAAGACCAGCCAGGACTTTACGGCCATCATCACCAAGCTCAAAGAAGCCTCCTCAGACAAGATAAAGACCCTAGACGATGGGCTAGGAAACAAGCTCGACAGCAAAGACTTCAGCGACTTCAAGACGGGCGACTTCAAGACCGTCTCAGACAGCGTCACCGACCACGGGACACGCCTCGACACAGCCGAGGGAACCCTCACCAGCCACACCACAGCTCTCGGCGAGAAGCTCGACTCCTCAACATTCGAAAACTTCAAGACGGGCGACTCTAGTTGGAAGTCTAAAATGGACAAGAAAGTCAAGTCCTTCGCCTTAAGCACCGAGCTAGAGAACGTAAAGACGCTCCTCAACAACGAGGTCTCGCACTGGACAGCCGAGACCGCCCCAGATCCACGGGTCTACACAGCAGCATCGCAAGTCAAAGCCAGCAAACAGCCGTGGGGGAAGAACGAAGACCCCGCCCGCCACGTCAACGACCTATGCACCGTCATTGGCGAGACAGCGGAAGACAAAGGCGTATCATACCGCTTCGTCAAAGACCCCAACGCCAAATCCTACAAGTGGCTCAAAGTCATAGACAACGACGGTGCACTAGCCCTCAGCAAGCTCTCCACGTTTGAGCAGAAATACAACCAAGACTCAGGGGAGAAGAAGAAGAGCATCGACGACATGGCACAAGAACTCAAAGACCACAGTACTAAGATTGACAAACAAGGCAAGAAGATCGATGCGAGCTACAAGGTCACCGTCACCACAAAGGGCTACATACGCAATGGAGAGATCATCGACGGCACCACATCAGGAGGCGTCCCAGTGATACGCCACACGGCATACGTCTACGACATAGAAGGGAAAAAAGTCACCGACACAGCCATCACCAGCAAGCTAACGTGGGTAATCAACAAGGGGCGCACGACCGCCCCCCTAGAGCGCCCCGTCACAGGCAACGTCTGTGACGTCACCGCCAAAGACTTCGTCAAGGGCGACACCACACCAAACTACTACGACATCGAGCTCAACTTCTAGCCAACCACGTGTAACCCTTTGTAGGGACGCTCGGCTCGAGCGTCCGTCCCCGTCAAAGCGAGACGACCCCCCCGAACGTCCCTACATCTTTCCCCCCTCTAACCTCTAACCTCCAATATCTAAACCCCATGCTTCAATACACAGCCCGAGTTACATCACAAGACACCCCCCGAGTGGGAGGACGTAATCTCTTTCGCAAGGGGTATCTCTCCAATGGTATAGTTAACAAATTTGAAGTCCCGTTTGACGCTTTACAAACTCGTGAAGGAGGCAACACTTACACGCTATCGCTAGACTACAAGATAAGCCCCGAAGATAAAGCCTCATCGCCTAGAATTACTTGTTTTTATACTGGAAACAAAAGCATCTTTTGGGACTCCAACGTAGTGCGTGACGGCGAGTGGCATCATAAAGAGTACACAATCAAGCTCGATACAGACGAGAGCAAATATCCAATCTATGGCTGGTTTACTGACTATGGGTCAGCCAATGGACGCACTATTGATATGGTTGCAGTCCGCAACATCAAGCTCGAGCGGGGGACCATCGCCACCGACTGGACGCCCGCCCCCGAGGACGTGGCGGAGAGCATCAGCACGGTCAACACGAGCTTGACCTCGCTCGCCAGCACGCTACTAGACCCCGAGCAAGGCGAGATACACAAGCTGACGAGCCAGCTCACCACGAGCGCACAGCAGACCCTCGCCGAGGCGGTCAAGCGTGCTGGCGAGATGGACAAGCAGATTAAGGTGGGGGGAAGGAATTTGCTTGGGTCGCTAAAGAGAATAGGGAACAGTAAGACTAAATATAGGGAAGTCGTAATTGACGGAGATGCGTTGCTTTGGACTCAGCTCAATGATAGCACGCAACCATATAGCCTGCCTTTGCATAAGCCTTTGGCAGACGGAGCCTATACGCTCAGCTACAAGTGCTCTGTAGGGGAGAATTATCGAGACTACATCTATTACCATAGAGCTGATAATGGAGCTGGCTACACTAGTAAGGTAGCTACTACTACTACTACTAAGTTGCGCGATGGGGTGTGGTTGCATACAGTCACATTTGACAGCTTGGTCGCATCAAAAGAGAGCTATTTCTATTTTTACGGCACAGACCCATTTGACCCAGCAAAAGAGGTTAGATTTTGGGACATCAAGCTCGAGCGAGGCACCATAGCGACCGACTGGACGCCCGCCCCCGAGGACGTGGCGGAGAGCGTCGACAATGTGAGCACGAGCTTGACCTCGCTCACTCGCACGCTACTAGACACCAACGAGGGCGATATACCCCAGCTCTTCAGACAGCTAGACAAGCACAAGACCGACACCGACAAGAGCTTTGCGGAGCTGAGCGACCACCCGCTGACCATCGACGACAACGGCTATTGGCAGATATGGAACCTCAAGCAAAAGAAGTACCTCACCACGCAGTACCAGTCACGAGGACGTGACGGGCAGGACGCAGGACGCTATCTAGGCAGGGCTAAGCGCATACACCCCGACTTCAACGGCAACTACCTACTAGAGCCAGAGGGTAGTAGCTGGCAGACAGCTAAGGAGGGGGACTATGTGTATCTAGTCGGAGACCTATCTAACAGAGGAGGAGACAAGGACACCTACTACATAGTCCGAGAGCATAAGAGCAAGACGGTGTGGGAGGTGTACGACATCAAGGGGCGCACGGCACACATCGAGTGGCACGGCACTAGTCTCGTCGTAGACGACCAGCCACCCGTAGACCTACGTGGTGAGGCGGGTCACAGCCCCAGCCCCAAGGAAGTCCTCGACACCCCCCACTTCAGCGAGCTACTAGGCACTAAGGTCACAAGCGAGGTCACCACGCAGGTGAAACCCGTCAACACTAAGTTGACCGACCTCGACAAGCGGTCGCTCACATTTGACCAAAAGCGAGACCTAGGTTTCCTCACCTACTCGCTCCGATCGCTCAGGAGCGGGAGCAACGGCAACCTCGAGGGCTTAGCTCTACAGCGCTACATAGCACTCAGCGGGGACGGGGCTAACGTCTCCGCCTACATCGCCAGCAAACCGATGGACACAGCCTTCAAGGCAGGCATCACAGGCTTTGGCGCCCCTAACGAGCGGGAGCAGGTCGCTATCTGCCATAACGGCACGGGACACATCGGCAACCTCTACTTCACTGGCAATCAGATAGACTTCCGCACGGGGTGGAACACCGACCCCTACCTCTCTATCGGTGCCGAGGAGAGTACATTCATCGACGGGTTCGTCTCGCAGGCACGGCTCAACGACACGCCCGTCTCCGTTAGCTCCGTGAGCCTCACAGCGAGCAACGCAGGTTACCAGCGCACCATAAGCGTGGACAATGACGGCACCCGCCTGACGATTCACATCGACAAGCTCTTCGTAGCGGTCTTCGGGGTCTCCAAGCTCCGCCTCACGCTAGACGGTGAGACGCTTGCTGAGTGGCGAGGATCAGAGGAGATCCACCTCATAGAGGGCGGTAACTACACCACCAGCCTGACCCCCTACGAGGCGACCAACCTCACCTACGAGCGAGTCGTCAAGGCGGGCAGCCACACCGTCCGTCTCAGCATCATCAACCCAACAGCCAACTACACCGCCACGATCAACGGGCTACGCATCAAGCGGCGCTACGACACGGGCGCCCAGCAGAGCGCACTGACGAGGAGCGGGCTACGTCTCTTCGGCTCACCCGACCGATACTTTGACGTGGACTATCGCCAGCAAGTACCAGCCTACTTCAACGGGTTGAAGCTTAAGTACACCACCCCCAACGACTACACCGTCCGCATCAAGGGCGGTGCCAAGATAGACAAGCTGACGGCTGACGAGCTCGACATGCCAGGCGTGCCACTTTGCGGTGCGACATTTAGCGAGAGCGGAGGTTGCATCAACTCGTTTGGAGCAAGAGCTAAGCAACAAGGCACAAGCGTTGCGCAAGCTTACAGAGCCTACAATGCAGACTTCTACAGAGTGTACCACAGCATCGGGCACAAGAACTATATCCCCGTCCTGCAGGTATACGGACTATCCAACAACAACCACACGCAGTGTCTTACGACACGCATCGATGCGATAGAGGCTAACAGCTTTGCCGTCCGCATCGTCACAACGGGCAACGTATCGATTAAGCACAGCTTCTCCTACGTAGCTTTCAAGACAACGTAGTAGGAGGTTACAACTAGATTGCCTATATTTGCATCACACAACAAACACGATACAGCTATGAAGAGAGTAACCTACACGATGCTCCTACTGGGAGCTATCCTACTAACCGCCTGCACACCTAAGCAGACACCCACAGAGAGCAAGCTACTAGACAAGGGAGCGATGCTCTACATTAACGTAAGGAATCAACCTATGAGAGTAACCGCATCAACCGACACAACCGCAACAGGCGACCCCATACCAACCCCCCGAGAAGTCGTGGAGCAGGCGATAACATTTATGTACAAGGACTACGAAACGGGCAAGCCCAATATGCCTCTAGCTGTTGGTCCAGAGCAGAAGGACTACGAGAACGAGAGAATTATGATGTGGGGTGAGATGATTGTAGAACGTGACGGCACACTCAACGACTACTTCCTCAAAGTCCGAGACTTCCGCATCTTAGCCCGCCTGCAAGGTGACGAAAAGGAGCAACGCATCATCGCCTACATACCCAACAAGCGTATGGAGGAGGCAGAGGTCGCCATAACGAAAGCCTACAACGAGGGCAACTACGACGAGGTCTACCGCCTCTTCCAAGAATTGTACACGGCTATCCCGACAACCACAGCCCGCTGGCAAGCACTCAAAGCCAAAGGCGAGCAATAGCACAGCTGGCTATTGGCTAGCCAAAGGCAACACAACCGCACAGCCCCCACCAGCCAACCAGCCCGTGGGGGCTGGTCGTATCACCACTTAGTGATACCGCCAAAGACGTAGTCTAAGACCTTGCGGTTGGCTTCGTCGATCTTGCTATCGTCAAAGTCTATGTAGATATCGGTGACTGAGTTGTCAGCGTGACCTAGAGCGCGCCTTATCGTGTCCTTGGGTATGTCTAGCCGTGACGCAAGAGTCGCCCACGTATGACGCGCCCAATAGGTGGTTAGTTCGTCACAGATAGGTTCGTACGTCCTACGTCCTTGCTTGCCTATATGCACCCGCCCGAGCTTCTTCAGAGCATCGTTGCAGTGCCCTATGTAGTCTTTGTAGTTCTTATAGCCTTCAAAGACCCCGACAAGGAGCTTTCGCCCCTTAAGACGCTTCAGCAGTTGCTCAGTCTCTGGCTCCACCTTGATAGAGTAGAGCCGCCCCGTCTTGGCACGCTTATACTCGACACGTCCGCGCTTAACCTCTGTGAGCTGTGAGAGGTCTACCATATTGATACCGATGAGACAAAAGGAGAGGAGGAAGACATCTCGATGCACAGCGAGGTCGGCTGGCAGGTCTAGCTGGACTATCTCCCGTAGCTCCTCAACGGTCAGGGCACGCTTACGGGTCTGCTCTGTACGTATCTTGAAACGTCTAAAGGGGTAGAGTGTCGTCCGCTCCTCGTCAATAGCGTAGTTGAAGACCGCACGAATGTTGCGTAGCGATACGCCCCGCCCATTAGCTGAGCGACTAGTCTTAGCTAAGAACGCCTCAAAGCGTCTGAGCCACGCTACGTCTACCTCCTCCCACGTTAGCTCTTCGCAACGCTTGTCAAAGGCTTGTACTCTTCGCATCGTATGTCGGTAGATTTCTCTTGTGCCTTCTGCAGGTCTGCTCTCAGCAAACTCCTCAAAGGTCGCCCAAAAGCCACCGTTGGGTATTCGCTTGGCTATTTTTCGTACGGTCAGCCCTAAGTACTCCCCTACTACTTGTCGTACCTCTGAGACGCTATCAATATCATCTAGCGCACCCTCGTATTGCAAGCGTATGAGTGCCTCCTCTAGAGATACGATACGCTCGTGGAGCATCGCATTGAGCATACGCGCCTCGGGGTGGTGTACGACCTCCCGCATTTCATCGTCCCATTGCTCTAGCCACACACTCCAGCCCGTAGGCTCCACGACACTACGTCCCTTGAAGTTGTAGTACATAATGATTGGGTAGGTTCCGTCTGCTTTGGCTCGTCTCCTATCTAATCTTAGTTTAGCTCTCATATCCTCTATTTGTCCTAGTCGTCCTATCCGCTTCGGAGCTTTGCGTGATAGGCTCCTTTTGCCACTTTTTGCCGTTCTTTTTGTCTCTTGCTCCGTGGCAAAATTAGTGCTTTGTGCTGAGAATTTGCTGAAACTTGCGCAGATTTGCGCAGTTTTTGCGTGATTTTGCATAGGTTTTGTGCTGAATTTGCGACAATAAACCGATAGAAAAGCCCGCTTTTCAAACAAAAATAGAGTGGTAAGCACCACTCTATAAGCAAATTACAAGTTTTGTGATCGAGTTGGGATTCGAACCCAAGACCTACTGCTTAGAAGGCAGTTGCTCTATCCAGCTGAGCTACTCGACCTATTATTAATGGTATCACACAGCGACCTCTGATCTGTCGTGTCAAGAGGTAGCTGATACGCCTTGCACATGCGCACTACCGCTACGGCTCGACAAAGGTACAAAAAACTATTCGCCCCCCAAAATAGGAATTATCCACACTACCCTTTTATCAGAAAAAGCGGAGGTTGTCCTAAACGTGTTTAAGCGAATAAGTGCCTAGTGTAGCAGTCAAGAGCGATTGAGATCCTTGGCGAAATGCTCAAAAAGAGGGGATCCCCTCTATATGTTAACAAGTTCTCCCGAAGGAGGCGTAAATGATTCGTTTAGCCACTTCTCAAAGTCCATTTTGGTAAAGGGGTTTAACCGAAGGGAGACAATAAGATTGGCAAGCCCTCCATTTGTATTTGGCAATATCCTTAAGCCAACTGATCACGCCTTTGGTCGTCTGGGGTGGACGCTTGCTTCTTGTTTCATTACTGTTGGATTTGACTTCCCCAACTGTGTACTATTTCAGGAGAGGAGAGAGCGTCCGCCCTCGTCCTTCCTCGTCAAAGCAATACGTACCCTGTAGAGACGCACCGCTCGTGCGTCCGTTGTATCAAAGGTTACAGCATCCTAGTTTTAACGGGGACCGCAACTAGTTTTGATGGTACGCCTATAGCTTCGACCACTCCAATTCACTCCGGTGGCCAAGGGGAGCTGTCGCCTATTGGCTGTTAGCTATTGACTGTTAGCTAGAGCCACTAGAGGCCCTAGAGGTGACTAGAGGTGACTAGAGCCACTAAAGCTACTAGGGTGACTAGAGCCACTAGGAGACTCTGCTCACGCCTTGAGCCTAGAGACAAAAAAAGAGTCCCCAGACAGGCGTCATACCTATCTGAAGACTCTTCAATGGGAAAGGCGGTTACCTACTCTCCCGGT